GTCCAACTCCAGAGCCAGTGAGACCGATTGCATCAGCCGCACCTTTACTAAGATCTAGGTTCCTACCATGAATGTAAGGACCACGATCATTTACCCGAACAACGGCACACCGCTTGAAGCATACCCGCAGGCGTGTTCCAAATGGAAGTGTCTTGTGCGCAGCAGTAAGGGATTGTTGATTAAACCGTTCACCATTAGCGGTAAGGTTACCATGGAATCCAGGACCATACCAAGAACTAATGACTGACAGAGTAGTTAGAATAGGAATCATAATGATAAAGCGAAGGACGTTCTTATCTCCGTCTACTCAATGGAGGCTCACAATCCCTCGCTGATTATGAGCCTATTAGCTATTTTTTCTTGGCAGTTTTAGCAGCTTTCTTGAATTGAGCTGCAGTCGGTGCTCCTTTAGCACCAGGTTTACGCATCTTCTCTCCACTACCTTTTGCAATACGTTCTCGCTTAGCGTGGATGTTAGCGTATAGACCAGGTTTAGCCATTACTTTTTCTTCCCGCCACCTTTGTGGCCTTTTTTACCACAAGCCATTAGAATACTCCAGGAATAATTTGACCAGTAAATACATAAGCACCAATCGCAGCAACGAAGCCTAGCATAGCCAGGCGTCCATTCAGCAGTTCAGCACGTTCGTTGTGGGGGATACCGTAAGGATGATCAGTCATAATAATAGGTGGTTCTTTAGCCCAGATGTTTGTGTCGTTCATTAGAATTGAATGTCAGAATTTTCAAGCTTACGCATGACATCTGTACGATAAGCAGGGTCGTTATCATAACGGGGATCATTCATCGCTTGTACCAATTCAGCTTGACTGCGGAAAACATTATTTGATCCACCAGGTGTACGACCTGTCAATAGTTGTCCATCCTGTCCTACAGCTTCTGAATATTTACTGGCAAGTGCCTGTACAGCAAAGAAGACGGAATTAGGTTCAGCACGCCCCACAACAGAATCGTACATATCAATTTCTGCTTGGGAAAGATTTTCAGCTGCCCATTTAATCATGGATTGGTAGGATTTTTCACCACCAACCATTTTGAACAGTTGCTGAGCCTGAGCTTCTGTCAGTACACCAGATTTTTGTTCAGGTTGATCATCTACTTCTTCACGGGTTTGGGCTTCTTCGTACCCTTGGTCCCCTTCATCGGTCCGTACATCATCACGTGATTCTCCTAATTTTCTTTGTAGTTCAATGTATGCTTGTTCCAAAGATTGAGGGTCTTTGAATTTACCAGCAAATAGTTGCTGTTGTTCAGCTTCATTAGATTCCGCAACAGCCAGGGAATCCTGCTCATCAGCGTTTAGTGGCTGCTGATCTGCAGGAGTTTCATTCATTGTAAGTGTTTCGCTCATTTAAATGGTGGAGGTTACTGTGGTGGTTGTTGTAGCATTTGCATACCTGCTTGCTCTCTACGCTGTTCAACAGAAGCGATCTGTCCAGCTTGCTGAGCAAGTGCCATTTGTTGCTGCTGTTGCATAGCAGCCTGTTGCTCTTGTTGAATCTCTTGCATTGTCTTTACAAGATTTAGAACATCAATACCAGAGGATGCTGCCAAACGCTTGACAACCTCTTCAGGATTAATGTATCTAGCAATTGCATCAGGACCCATAGTTTGAGCAATTAAGGTGAGGAATTGAGCAAGACTTTCACGATCTTGTCCACGTCCCAAAGCATTAATACCAGCAACAATAGTTGGTTTTACAATGTCACCTTTAGGTAGGCGGGGAATCTCCCCGGTTTTTTGTGCAACACTCAGTTTACGGTTAAGGTATGGTACTAGGAACTCGACAGTCAACAGGGAGAATAGTCCACCGAGTTGCTGTTCCAGTTCAAGTTGAGTCATCCTAACCTCTTCAGCGGTTGTACGTTCGCTATCCCTAACATTAAGAATAAGGAATGCCTCGCTTAGTCGCTGAGCCAAGGTACCTACCATTTGATAGGCAGTTTGGAAGTCAGCCGTCTTACCCACCTGTACCACACCAATATCATCAGGTCTACCCTGAATAATAGCGCCGTTCCCTGCCTTAGCAAGGGTTGCAGGCTTGGTGGTACTGGAGGGGCTGACAGTAAAGACTACCTTAGCAGCCGCTGCGCTTCCTTCAACAAGGGCTTGTGACAGTGCTTCAAGTGACTTGAGATCACCGATAAACTCTTCAACACGCCCACGTCCATACACTTCACCATCAACATGATTGAAGCGTAGAACCAACCAAGGGTTAGCATCAACAGGAGCTTTACCCATTGATTTAGGAAGTACTTTATCTTCTACTTCCTGGTGCCAGATCCAACGGTTGTTGTCCAACATGGCATGTGTATAAATATCACATTCATCATCATGTCGGGATGAATTATCTGAAGGGGAATTAGGTTCCTTCAGTTCATAATCTGGATAAAATTTTTTGAGCAGTTTTTTCGAGATTGTTTCTTTTGTTACAATTTCAATAACATTACCATTACCATCTCTGTCTACAACATAGCGGTTTAAAGGATAAAGCTTTAGCCCATCCTTACCCATGTATATAAGAGCATTACCAGCAACAACAAGATGCTTTAGTGCTTGGTGAACTATAACACGATCACTGGAAGCTGCAATAGATTCCATGATAGTTCGTTCAACCTTAGCAAACGACAAGTCCAGTTCAGATTTAATCTCTGGTCCTAGTTCTTGTCCAAGATTCAAATCATTAACCTGCAGTTTAAAGAAGCTGGTTTGAGGAGGTAGCAGAGCTAACATCAACTTTGATGCTAGTGTAACTACACCCTTCGCTCCAACGCTTTGCCATGGGGTAGTGAGTTTGAGAGATCCTTTTGTATAGACCTCATCTTCTCGGATAAGATATGGAAGAGTTAAATCTGCTGCTTGTCTAGCAGTGTTGAGAAACTGTGAACGGTCTGAAGACAATCTGTCATAACGTGATTTAGCAGTCATCAGAGATTCAACGTAGATGTAAATAGATCTGCAGCCGAAGGATTAATCAGACCAAGTTTTTGATTACGAATTTTAAAAGCTTTAGTACCGCCAATTGAGGAGTCACTAGGTACCCCTTGAATTTCAAAGTTACCTGCAGCTTGTGATCTTGCTTGGTTGATTTGATAAGTGCGTTGAGCTTCACGCATCCTTTCGATATCCGCCTGTCTAGCACCAGACTCATCCATCATTTGCTGCTGAATCTGACCAATTGTTTGCATCAGACCCCCAACTACTTGTTCTAGTTGAGCCTGATTTTGTGCTTGCATTTGAGCAAACATTGAAGCAAAATCAGCTTGAGGTGGTTCCTCATAATAGGGAGTCCCAAGCGGACTAGTTGTCGGTGATGAGTAGGCTTGCTGTGGGGGGTTCAGCTCTTTAGATGCAGCCAAACCAAAGGCAGCAGCTTCTGCAGCATCGATATCGGGACCAAAAACACTTTGCCAATAAGAAGCTCCCTCTTCATCAGGATCCCTACCAAGAACTGTTTGGTAAAGATCTTTAATTGTGAGCTTTGGCGCAGCAGGGGCTTCGGCAGCTGGAGGAGTAACCACGCGGCTGTAAATAGGCCTTTGTTCAGTGTAATAACCAGAATTAAATCTTGGGGCATTGACTTTTACAGGTTTATAACCAGTAATAGTCCAGTCTCCGCCTGGTGGTCCACTTGGACTTCCACTAGATGGATTAAATAAATTATATTGACCAGTATTTTGCCAAGTTTCAATTGCCATTAATCTTTCTCCATCAATAGATTAAATGTTAACTACAGCTGGAAGAACATCACTCATGGTAGGTGTAAATCCTCTTCTGGCTCTATTAATTTTAAATGCATCAGCGTTAGAACCGCTAAAAGTACCTCCTTTTGCAACAAACGGTTGAGCTGATTGGATCTGCAAATTTTGGGCAGACCGCGCTCTAGCATCGTTTATCATGGAGGTTCTCCGTGCCGCTTCTGATTCTTCAAACGCTTGCTTACTTGCTGCAGCCGTATTAAACAACTCGTTTTCAAGCCCCACAATTGTTTGCAAAAGAGGTTCAGTAGCTTTTTTAAGCTCTGCCTGTGATGCAGCTTGAGATTGAGCCAGCAACTCTTCGTAAGTAGCTCCAGGAGCTTGATAGGGAGTTGTCGATCCGAGGTTTTGAAAACCTTGATACTGGCTGGCAATTGCGGCTACCTCTTGAGGAGAAAGATTAAATTTATTACCAGTATACTGCAATAGTGACGCCTGCTGTTCAGGAGTCATTTGAAGTGGAGTTTTACTTTTTACGGAAGGACTATTTAGATTTACACCAGCTGGTGGTTTGTACATACCGTTCGTATATTTTACGAGTTCTCCATATGTCAGAGCCATTAGTTTTCCTCCATATAATTAATGACCCACTCAACGACACTACGCTGACCGGATCGGTACATGATCTTTTCCATTGTATCTTCAGGTGTAGGGTTGGTGGGTGGAAACGTTTCATCTAACTTAGCAAGCATGGCATTGGCTGTCATGCCTCTTACATCTAAGAGATCAAGCGTATTGTGGGAGATTTGGGTTTGCATGTTCAAAGAAGGCAGGCATACGTGCCCGACGTGTGTCAGAAAGCTCAGGTGCTTTACCCTGATACATCAGACTATCGCTGGAATCCAGCCAAAATTTTTTGTCCAAATATTTATGGGAAGTATTTTTACCTAGTGGTTCTAGTACCCAATTAATGGTTGCCTTCCTGAGCTTATCCAAAGAAGGACTCCAATCGAGACCAAGCTCACGACATACCAGGCTATTCGTTGCAACATGGACTTGCTCATCACGTGAGATATCGGCGCTTACTGTTCGGAGACCAGCATCACCGTTAAATCGGAAGAATGGGAGGAGCACAAAGAAAACTGCACGCTCGGCAACAAGTGCTTTGAGGAGCGTGTGATCTGGATGAGCAACCCAGGCGTCCCGAAGACGCTTTGCTTCGGCTTCAGCTTTTTCATCAACGCCGATAGCGTTGGCGATGTAACCGAGTGCAAGATCGTGGTTCTCTTCGTCCTTGATATTGGATTGAAGGAGATCCCTTGCCATTTGTGGAACTTCATTCTTCAAAGCATCGTGGATAAAATCACCTACTGGTAGTTCCATATGACGAATAGCCAAGGCACGGTAGATAGTTTCTTCCGCACCTTCGACTAGTTTACCAGCAGTTGTTTGGACAGGTGTCCAGGTTCGTTTTCGATTAAGTAGTTTTTGATAGGGGTTCATTCGCCGCAATTACAATCAGGAGCAGGATCATTTAGAATAGACTCCAGGTAATCATCGACCTCTGACTCATCCAATGCAGCGTATGCACTAGTCTTGTCTTGAGTGTCACCCATTACCTGAAGCGAATAATAAAGGGAGGTCTGCGGGGATTGCAGCCACTCTTCGATAAACGCTTCATCATAGGTGATCACATCAGACCAACTATTGAAGCTATAACCGTGAAGAAGTCCCGTAGAATCAAGTAGTCGAACAATACCGTCAACTACTTTCTTATATGCATCCCAGCCAACTTCCGACGCGATTTCTACATCGCCATAGTCGTAGCTCTGGACGCCAAAGGTGCCGCTATCACGGTCAACTTGACGGGCAATGGGAGGAGCAATCTCAGGTGTGGTGGTGAACCCTTCCAGATCAGTGTAACGGTAGCTGCAGGAGGCTGTAGGAGCGATGGCAAAGGCACGTTCCATACGATTGTACTTGGCTACCTCTGCCGCCGCTTGTACGCCCGCCTGGAGCTCTTTGGCGATGACATAGCCAGGGGTAGATGGGTAGGGGCGGTCACTGTTGAGAGCATCCAAAGCCAACCCAAAGTCATTATACGTTACACCGTGTTGCCGGAGAAGGTTGGCAAGTCCCAACATTCCGAGACCGACTTGGCGATCAGTCTCTGAAGGGAGGTACTCTCCGCTTTCTCCAACATTTGTTTTGCCGTGTAGTGCGCACAGTTCGGACATTCCTTGAACAAACGCACCACGAATGTCATCGAGTTCGCATCCGCCGAGGTTAACATGTTGAAGTAGACAGGTCCCTCGTGAGGGGAGGTATACTTCCAAGCAAACGTTACCCCTGATTCGATTTCCATTTCGATCTACCTTGGTTTTGTTGAGCCAGATGTCACCTTTTTTGATGCCTTCAAGGAGGGCGTCTTTAACCTCTTGGTCAGCAAGTTCCCACCAACGTGGGTTAATGTTGACGCAACGCTTGACCCAAGGAAGCTCACTCCGACTAGCAGTAATAAACTCAAGCACATCAGGATGGCTAAGATCAAGATGGCATACAACAGCTCCATTCTTATAGACACCTCCACGACGGAGGACTTCATTAAGTGTAGAATAAATCCTAGCAAAGGATACAGGACCAGAGGCTACTAGTCCTTTGCCATTCTCAGCGCCTTTGGGTCGCAGCTTGCTAAGGTGAACAGCAACTCCTGCACCGTAGCGGAGCGCATGGCTAACGAAACGCCAACTGGCTTCGATTCCATTTTCTCCTTCCATCGTGTCTTCCACAACGAAGACTGTGCAGGATACAGGCAGGCGAGAGGTAGGGTCATCAATCCAATTTTGTACACGCCCAGTTCGGGCAATCAATTCTTTGGTTGGGGCAGACATTATTAAACGAGATCAGTAAGGTTAGGAGGTTGATAGTTCTTTGATTTCAGAACCTTCCCATCTTCTCGGTAGATAGGATTACCGTTGTCGTCCAGTTTAGACATGTTACTTTTATGGACACGATCAAGAGCTTCATCAAGATCCCATCCAAGGTTAGCAGCATACTGGTAACAAACATAAACCAGATCAGCTAACTCTTTCAGGCAATCAGCGGAGTTGATAGTCAACCCCAAGATCAACTGATTCTCAGCATCAAGAAATTCTTTGAACTCTTCAACGATCAAACGCCTCTGCAAAGTCCGTGAAGCTGGCGTAGTACTGTTGTTCACCCGGAAACTTTTCCGGAATTCTACGGCTTGCTGGAGAAGGGTGGAGGATGTCATTTTCTAGTTCGTTTTGAAGATAGTGGATTGCTTTTCGAAGA